AGTCAAATTTCATTGGTAGTTTGCCGTCAGGTTTTTTCTCTGACTCTGGTGCAAACGCAACCCTACCGTAATGGTAAATAACATCTTTGTATTTACCCTCTGTAATTTTTATACAAGAATAATCTGTGCCTTCTTTTTGGGCAAAGGTATATCTTTTATTCGTCTTGTCCGTAGGTGAATTTTGTTTGGGCATATTCATCAATTTGTTTTAATATTTCCTTTGTAAAATACTTGTCGGGGTTATCATTTATTTGTTTGCCAAATACTTTGCTACCGTCTGGTGTTTCAAATCTTGTAGATACTTTCTTAAAGATACCTGCCTCTTCAGCAAGTTCTAAAAGTCCATAATGTCTATCAAGACCTTCTTTATAGGTTAACTTAACATCCACTTTAGCATTTTCTTTAGTAATTCTTGATTTATATATTTTACAATGAATAATATTTCCAATAACCTCGGTACCCAATTTCTCTTTTCGTTTACCAAGATAGATGATTGTTGAAGCAGCGTATTTCAAACCTGAACCGCCACCCATTTCTTTTTGTGGGAACATGGAACCAATCACATCATAGGTGTGGTTGGTCATAATCATAGGCACTTTTGCTTGGCCTAATTTAAGTGTTAAAACTCTGAATGTGGATTTGACAATTTGTGACCTTGTCATATCTCTTGTTTCTTTACCAGCAGCTGTGTCTTCCATTTCTTTTGTAGTAGATAACATACCTAAACTATCTAATACAAACATCATTGGTTTTCTATTGCCCTCTGGTTGTTCTATGTATTTGTCTAAAATTTTTATTGATTGTGCTCTGAATTCTTGTACTGTTGCAACTGGCATTACAACTAATCTTGTGCTGTCAACACCTCTACTCTCAACCATATCTTTTGATATAGCATTTTCTGATTCAAAAAATATTACACCAGCGTCTTTATCCATTTCTAAAAAACTTTTCACTACACCTAATGCAAAGAAAGTTTTACCTGTAGCCGCCTCACCAGCAATTGCTGTGATACGGTTGCCTGGTAAACCACCGTAAATTGAACCTGAAAGTAGAGCGTTAAAGGAATATGAACCTGTATCTATAAAAGTATTAACATCACCGCCAGCAACACCATCTTTTGCTAGTGTAGCATACTCATTGCCTGTTGTTTTAATTATGTCTTTTAGAAAATCTTTCATATTCTATCCACTCCGTATCTGTATAACTTATCGTATACCATTTTATATTGTTAATATACAGGAGTTTTCTAACATTGTCAAGCTCCTGGTAAGAAAAGTTGTGACTAATATACTCATTATATCTTCTATATATTGTTAGTTTCATCCATATTTATCTTATTATATCTATCTGGCTATCTCTAGTCCAGACTTCTAAATCGTTTCTTAAACGACCATCTTCCTTTAATTTATTAAATCTTTTGGTTGCGTGTTTTTTCCACCATATTATCAGTTCATTGTCAGTGAACCTATCATAATTAGGTGCTTGGACAATCTTATCTGTTTTACCATTTACTATATCTATATAATTCTCAATCCCATAGTTAGATACATAGTATCTTTTTTGTTCTGTTAACTTCTTCGCATTGGTAATTGTAGTATTGAAGGCAGTTAAATCATCACCATCTATAGACCTTTTGATTAAACCTATAATTGCATTTGTTAATTTTAATTTTCTACTAGAGGCGTCCTCTTTAACTAAATGTCCAGTTCTACTCTCAACATAGTTTTGTAAATCTTTAAATGGTTTGCCGTGTATCATAGGTATAAAATCACTATCAGTTAAACCTTTATATCTTAACATAGGTTTCATACCATCATATTGACTTGCTTGTTTACTGTTACCATATAAACTTGTTGTTTCAAACATCACCAAATTCATATCATATTTTTCATTCAATTTTTTTCTAACATCATGTGAACAACATAAGGCTGCTAATAGTTTACCACCTAGGTAATTAAAACCAAATGGTTGTGTAGGTACTATTACAAATCCCATAATGGCAGTCTTATTAAATGTTGGTAAGTCTGGTATATTTCCTAATAAAATATTTCTAGGTTTCATATTGATAACTGGCGAACCAAATCTTATAAACCCAATATACTTGCCTGTATTCTTTTCTTTAACGGCCAATTTTAATGCTTTACCTGGAATACTTACCATATTACTATGACTTGAAATCAAATTAATACAGGTGTCCCATGTGTGGTTACCTAGTTCAATAACTTCCAAATCCATATCTTCTGGCGACATAGTAAAATCGTCAAACATCTCCGTATCCAGACCCATACCTGGAAGTGGAGTTGGTATAGTATCTATTTGTGCCATCTTTTGGTCACGCATATACTGGTCTATTCTAGTAAACTGACCAAAGTAATCGTTAAAAATATTGGCACAATGTAGTGCTTCGTTTTTATTTAGGGTCTTCATCATTCCATTTCATTAATAACCATATTGGTATTACAAATACTATTACCATAAACAAGGTAAATAATAATCCTACTCCTATTAATTCCATCATACTTCATTCCCCCAATAGTCCCAACCTTCTTTTGGTTTTTGTCTAGCAAACAATTCAATATAAGGTCCATCCACAAGTTGTTCTATATCTCTATAAATTAAAGGTTTCTGTGAATGCCTTTGTCTTTGTGATATAATTAATTGGTTAACACCCTTTGATTTTCTTTTTGGTCTACCTCTTGTAGCTAATAAACACATTTCAGGATTACCTCTAGTCCAATATCCTAAACCAGTAAAAAATCCTAATGTATTTTTATTTGTTTTTGCCCATGTGAATCCAACTGTCTTGTAATTGAAACCCCAATCTTTAATAACTTTAAATGCTTGGTCTAACATAGGGTCACATACCCATAATAATAAAACTGAATCAGGTAATGATATAGATTGTACATTCATTTTAGAAATTTCATCTAAACTCATAAGAGGATAATGATTTTCAGGACTTCTACCTTTACCTTTATCCGACCTTACTTTAAAATGCCATGGTGGGTCTGCATATATCACACCGTACTTTTTGCCAGGTTCTAAATTAATATGATTATCCAAAAAATGCCTCCAAATTTGCTTGTGGTTCTGACTTCCAACCTATTGCGTCAAGAATAAATCTCATAGGGTCAGTAAAAGTTTTTTCAAATTGTGTTTCATAATCAATATAATCTTGTAGTTTAAATTCAGGTGGTAATGAAGTTATATAACTTATCACATCAAACTTAAATGGATTTGCCGGCACCAATTTAATAAACTTAATCTTATCACCTTCTTGTATAAAAGGATATTTGTTTTTTAAACCTAATTTTTGTATCTGATAATTGTATATCAAAGCACCTTTCACATGGATTGGTGTACCTTTGATAAAGATATTACTATGGTCACGGTACTTCTTAACATTATTACAACTTCTAGGAAAAGCAATAGCTTCTGCTGGCAATTTCATAAATTCTTTTCTAAACTCTGCAACCAATTTATGTAAATCAGTTTGTTCTTTGGACATAATTACTTCAATCGCCTCTTTAATCTTAACACGACAAACTTGTGGTGTAGAAGATTTTACTGCTTCAATACCCATAAGTTTTAATTTTGGTTGTGCTAATCTAACACCTTCATCATCTAATACATTTAACATATATCTTTTCTTGGCAACCCATATGCCCTTATCAGCAATAACTTCTCGTTTCATTACCATAGCATTCTTAAATGCATTGGAATAATCACCAAGTTCATCAAAACATTCTGCAATAAATGGTTCTAATTTATTTTCACACACCTTATCTAAAAAATTTAAAATTTGTTCGTTGGATTTACCTTTACAAGTATGTTCTACAAGGTCCTTAAATCTTACATAAATTGAATCTGTATCAGACGCAACAATATAATCCGTCTTTTCTGTATTTAAAATACTGTTTAAATAATCATTAACCTTTCTTTCTATAAACCTAATAATAAATTGTCCTGCTGTTGTAATACCAGCAGCCTGTCTTACATCATAATATCTAAAGTATTGATTGCCAACTGCACCATAAGCCGAATTCAAAGCAATCTTCCTTGCCCATTGAATATTATTACACCTAGAAATTTCTTTTTTAAGTTCAGGAGTTTTAGTCTTCTGATATTGTTTTTTGGCCTTAAGCATTCTTTTCTTGAAAACAATACGGTCCTTGTACATACTCTCCATCATTTCAGGTAAGAAGCCTTGACTATCTCTCTTGAACATTGCACCATTTGGTGTAAGGCAAGCGTCCTCCGTCTTTAGGAAGTCTAATCCGACCTTCTTTTTCAACATTTTATTGACACTAACACTTTCAGGTGATGTACCAATAAGTTTTTCAGGTGATATATTATACTGTATAATAATATGTGGATATAGTGAGTTAATATCAAATGAAACAATCCAATCATGCATTCCTAAAGCGGGGTCTTTAACATAAGCACCTTCATACTTGGTATCCTTTTGATGTTCTTCCCGAGGTGGTACACAAATATTCTTTTTCATCAAATGATTTGCAATCAAGGTATCCCAAACTCTAACTTGTGAAAATATGTCATCATAGTTTACTTTGGATTCATATGCAACGGTCAAAGAGAGGTCAATTAAACCTAACTTATCTTCCAATGCGTCAACAATTTCCACATCTTGAATATTATAATCTACAAATTTTTGGAAATCTTGTTCGTAAAATTCTTTAAATGTTTCATAAGGATTTGGATGTTTACCATGACCAAGTTCTAATTCTCCAATGAAATCTAATCTATAACTTTCTTGTCTTGTTGGAATAAACCATCTATACAAATCAAGGTAATCTAACATACAAATACCAAGGAGTTTATAATAAGTTTGTGGTCTACCTCTTACAACTATTTCTGACTTGTCAATTAAACTCCAAGGTGACATTCTTTGAGCAACTTTATCACCAACCAAAAATTTTATTCTATTCATTAAATAAGGTAAATCAAAAAACTTGGTATTCCATCCTGTAATAACATCTGGATAATTCTTCAACCAAAATTTCATAAACTCCATTATTAAATGTTTTTCATTCTTACATTCAATATAAGTTATATCTGTACGGTCGGTTGTAAATTTACCGACACCCCAGGTAATGATGGATTTGTTTGATTGATTTTTTACTGTAATACATAACAACTCTTCAACAGGATTTTCTACATCTGGAAATCCATTTTCACAAGTTGTTTCTATATCAAGTGTGAAGATTTTAATATATTCTTTTTCCCATTTTATATCTTCGGGATATTCTGAACCAATATATTGATAATGGTATCTTTCAAGACCATAAACTGGAGAATTATCAGTAGCTACATCTCTACGAAATCTACGAGCAGCATTAATACTGGTAAATTCAAGAGGTTTTAGGTACTGGCCTTGTAAAGTTTTATATTGGGAGTGTTCTTTTGTTGGGGCGTAGAGAGTAGGACCAAAATTTATTGTATCCTTATAATCTTTTCCATTTAAAACACCACGAATTAAAAGTCTACCTTTGTGTTCAATTACATTTTTATAGAAGTTCATTATTTCTTAATTTCACCGTCACATTATTTAATTCATTAGTTAAATATATCTGGCAAGACAATCTGGACTCGCCTTCAATATAACCATCTTTTGTTTCTAACAATTCCTTTTCCAAGGAATCCTCATCAATTTTTAGTTTGTCCTGCCATTGTACATCTTTTACATGAATATGGCAAGTCGCACACGCACAGCAGCCACCACAATCTGCCGGTATTTCAGGCAAATCTAGTTCTTTAGCCGCTTCCATGATGGTACGACCAACTGGAACATCTACCGATAACTTTTCGGTATCTCTTATAAAATTGACTCTTACCATTACTTGCTAGGCAATTTTGTTTCGGTAATAAGTCCTTTATTTTGAGGTGTTAGAATGCTACTTGTATTCTGTTCGTAAGAATTAAGTATATCCTTTTTAGGTTTAACAATTGTAACCACTTTATCCTTTGCAATCACAACCTCATCATCTGCCGAATACGGCATATATGGGGTCATCATTAATTGTACAGGTTGACCTGGTTTGGATTGCATTGGGATAATTACAAACGCCTTCTTTAAAGTATGTTGTGCTGAGCCTTCTATAAGGTCAGCAATAACATCTTCGCCGGTTTGTAACCGAATCACCATCACATTCTTCATGTTATCTCCTTAATCTAACTTATATTTTTTGTAAGTTTATTGCTGAATTGCCTTTAGGCGTTTCAGTAATTTCAAAAGATATTGCGTCACCTTCATTCAGTTCTAAATTTGCTTCTCTAGCTGCTGAATGGTGTACGAAAACATCTTTTTCATTATCTTCTCTGGCTATGAAACCAAAACCTTTGGTAGCATTAAACCATTTTACTTTTCCGTTTATACTCATTTTTTATCTCCTTTCTTGTCATCATCTAAACTATATTTTGTGGTAATCACATACTTTCTGTTTGGATTAACCATCACATTTAGTTTGTTCATAAATTCCCTATCAAACAAAATCGGAGATTTATCTTCCCTATCATCTAGGGTAAATTCAATATCTGTATAAAGTCCACCTGCAAATTCTACATCTAAACTTACTACATATCTTTTTTCTTCGTAATCTCTTAAACCACCAACTGATATTTTTTCTGTACGAATTATATCACTTGTAATTGTTTTACTTAATAGTGACCAGGTAGCCTTGTTGCCATTTATTTTCAGTTTATCTGCATGAATAACTGGCATGCCGGAATTACCTGTATCAAATTTTGCCACAATCTCACCAAACGGTTTAATTGTGACCACTTCTTTATAACCACACTCACTAGGTACTTTTACCCAATTCTTTTTATCTGAAAAGTGTTTAATAACTTCTTTACTTATATTTTGTCCACTAGCTTCTTCAATTCCCTCTGTACCTGGAGAAGAATTAACCTCAATGATATAAGGATAATCTTTTACTCTATCTTTGGCAGGTATAAAATCAACTGCCGTCCATACACCATTAACTGCCTTAGCAGCTTTTAAACATTCTTCTATTTCATTTTCAGTTAATTTAAAACTTTTTGGTTTGGCACCTTGGGATATATTACTTCTAAAATCACCAGGG